CCTGCTACACCATTATTACCTCATACCACCTCCAAACATTGATTTGATTAAAGAATGAAATTCTTCTGTCTTTTTCTTTTTGTCCTTTTCGCTTATTTTAGGAGCATGTTTCATTCTAAATTCTTTCCACTCATTACGAATTTCTTTTTCTGACTTACTCATCTCTTGAATTTTCTTAGAATCAGATTCAGATCTTATCTGTATATAGTAGCCAAGTGGTGTGTCTCCATTTAAGTGTTTTAACAACTGATAGTATTCTTGTGTAGATATTTCGTTATATTCCTTGCTTAAACGAATACCATATTGTTGAGTAAAACTTGCAACTATTCTATCCCAATCGAAGTCTTCATCATAAAAAACTTCTTGGGATATTAGTTTTTTCTTTCACTTTGTTCTTTTATTTCTTCAAATGTACTTCCAGTGATAGTTGCTAAAATAAAGTAAGTTAGATTCTTATAACCACTCACCGTTAAATTCGGATTTTCTAAAATTTCCTTTGCATTTTCTAACCCTAAAGCTAATTCAAATATTTTTCTTTCTTTTTCGTTTTGTGATAAGGTAACATCTGATTGAATTTCATTTATCTGATCAAACGTTTTCTTTCTATCATCTACTAAATATAATTTATCTCCTATTTGTAATTGAGGATGATTATCTCCTGTAAGGATTTTATCCTCTGTTTGTATTATTCTCATAAAAAATTCTTCTTTCTATCTTATTAAAATTTTAAAAAGAGAGGTTTTTTTCCCTCTCGTAATTATTCAGTTGTTGCTGCTGTAAAAACTGGTTCTCCATCGCTCTCTAAATCAAATTCTAGAGGTTGTACGTCAGTAGAAGCTCCACCTACCCAATTTGTTACTTTAACAACGCAATTCATTTCTAATTTGTCACCGTTTGAAAAATCAATTGACATCTTAGAGCAACAATTACGCCCGTTTTTCAAAGCAAGGCCTGCAATATAGTCATTACCATTGTCACCATAACTTCTTTTTCCAGACAAAGAAATAGTTAAAGCTTTAGCAGTAACTAATAGTTTTCTCCATCCTTTTGCTTCCATGGGATTCCATTCTTGTGTATCAGATGTAACTGACATTGAAAAATTATCCATTTCAGCAATATTTTTCATATCTGTATCTGTTGAATTTTCTCCTGCTGTACCAATTTTAAAAATTAAATCATAAACTGGAAATACTCCAGTTGTAAATGTAGCCATTATAGCCACCTACCTTTCTTCATATAAATCGAACTCAAAAGAATATTCATACACACCTTTTTCATCTGTTCCTAACCAAATAGGCCCATTAAAATGAGTGATAACAAATATTCTCTTTTCGTTCATTAAAAAAGACCTCTCATCAAAGAAGTCATAAATTTCTTTTGCCTTAGCTTCTGCTAAAGACTGATTTTTTGTGTATCTTAATAAAATAGTAATAGGAATTAAATTATATTTAGCATTCTGTTTTCCACCAACACGATTTATTTTTGAAATTTCTCTTTTAGATGGATAAAAGCATATTGCTTTTTCTTGATTATTATCAATCTTTCCTATTGATATCGATTCGTTCCATAGAAACGCTTCTTTAAAATAATCTTTAATATTTACTAATGACATTTTCCATCTCCTTACGAACCATTTGAGTAAAGGTTATTTGAGGCATTTTTCCCTTCTTTCCGTTAGGTAAATAGGGTTCAAACCATAAGCCTCCTGCATTTGGATTCTTATCTTTTCGGAAATTATACTCAGGATGAAAATATAATCGTCTAGGATAAGGTAAATTCGTATGCATTATTCGCACTATCCCACGTTTCATATTTCCTTTAAATACAAAGATGTTTCTTTGTAATTCTCCAGTATCTCCATGAGGTAAGGTTTGAGATTTTTGTAAATCAGACTTTATAGCATCACATGTTTTTATCTGCGCTCTTTGAAAAATCTCATTCATAGCCGATATGTGATTTTGATTAATTCTACTTGTAACTTTCATTACATCAAATCAAACTCAGTCATGAAAACTGATCCATCTGGATTTCTTGGACGATATCCTACATAAATTTCATACTTTCTTCCGCTAATAACCACTGATCCACTTGCGATTGACTTTAAACTAGGAGCAATATCTCCTTCGATTGCTATTTTTCCAGTTAAATCTATCCTCTTACCATCTTCATCTATAATACGTTTTGACTTTTCAGAAAAAATACATTTACCTTCTGTTTTAAGTGCAACTAATGGTTCTCCTTCTTCAGAAATACCTTCTTGTTCTAATTCAAGCTTAAAGTCAGTATTTGCTAATTGTTTAGGAAACTTCAACTTCTTTACACCTAACGCCATCTAAAATTATTAGTACAAAGCCCAGTTTTTTGTAACTGATCTAACGCAAAGTCAGACATATGTAATTTTTGCGCTTTTGATTGACTATTCTTATCTACTGATATAGAAATATCTAATACGCTATAACTACTTACATCATTTTCTTCTGTACCATTCTCCTCAATAAATTTTATTTGATGAAACATTGCTAATTTAATCTTTTCTTTTTGAAAATCAGTTAATTTATCAAATCCTAACGCAACTATCCTATTATGAGTTACACTATTAATTTTTTCTTTTGCTAGAACATAATTATTTTTAAAATCTTCAGGAATATCTTCTAATTCCCAATACTTTGCATAATCTGATCTAGTAATATAGAGATCATTCATTTTGAATACCTCCTTTTATTTTTGCTCTTGTTTATTATTCTCTTGAACAATAGTATTTTCTTTATTTTTCTTAGCTTCTTTACTTTCTTTTTTATCAACAATTTCTTTATAATCAGAGTTCTTGCGAAGCATAACAATATTTTCTTCTGTTAAAACTTCGCATACTCTACCATTTTTATGTTTAAATAAAGCCATTACGCAGTTTCTTCAACTAAGAATTGAATTGCATCATGTTTTTTATTATAGATAAACATATCTTCAAAAGACTCTTCGAAGTATACATATTTACCTTGTGACAATGCACTTGGACTTTCTAATTGAGCAAATTCATATGAAATTGCTGGAATAATAGCACTTAAATGTACTAACATCATTTTTACATCTTTTGCTTCGGTTGATACTTCAAAGCCATCATCTTCTTTAAATGTATAAGCAGATTTCATTAAAGTTGTAGGAACAGATACAATTTCAACCTCATCAATACGTGATACTGTACGTCCAAGTACTTTGTTGCCACTTGTACGAACAACATCTTTTGCGGTATCAATTAAAGTCTTAGTATATGTATCTACATACAAAATACGTCCTGCTGCAGGAACTCTTTTTTCGTCCATTTTATCCATTAAAGCATCAAATTCAGTTAATACATTTTGGGCTGTAATATATCCCTTTTCTTTTGCTGTAACTGGTTCAATTCCATTTTTTAGTGAATATACTGCATCGATTGCTTCAGCATCCATTTCTGGGAATTTTTGCTCTTCATTCATTGTTTTAGTGATATTTTGAATAGACGCTACTTTATTCGTTTCATCTATATCACGTGGATGAACTAAAGTATCCCAGGTTCTGTGATTTTTTAGAGTTTTTGTTTCCCATTCGTTATCGAAATTTCTTCCAAAAGTTCCAATGGTATCACGATTACCATTTTTACGTCCTTTTACCTTTAAACTAGGTAATTGAATTGTATTGCTATTTAAGAATTTTACATCTTCTTTGGTTGCAGTCCACAAAGCCCCAAAATATAGTGTATAAGGATAAGCTTGTGCTAATGCTTGACTATATTCAGTTGCGTAATTTAATTTTGCCATTTTTATCTCTCCTTCCAAATAAAAAACACTATTTTCTAGTGTTTACGTACCCCAGTAAAACCAAAATTAAATAACTCTCCACTGGAATTTTTTGTATCAGATCCGTCTGCTCCAACTTTTAAATCTGCAGCATTTTCACTTTTAGTTTTTAATGCTGGGACATCATCTAATACTTGTTGTAAAGCTGTTTTAATTAACTCATTATTGATATTTCCTTGTTCATCGACAACTTTACTAAAATCTGCAAGTTTAGAGACATATGGAATTGTTTTTGAATCAATTCCTAACTCTAACGCTTGCATGATTGCTTCCTTTTCAATATTTGATCGCAAAGTAGCCTTATTAGCATTTGCTAACTGCTCTTTCAAGGTGTTATTATCAATTACTTGTTGCTTGCTATTTTGTTCTTTTTGAGATTTAAATGTTCCAATTGCTTGTTCCATTTCTTCTTTACTCATTCCTTGACTTTGAAAATAGCTTTTCAAAACAGCCTCTTCAGTCTTAGAGTTTCTACTGTCAATCATGCTTTGTATTTTATCGTAATCAATACTAAGTTGTTGCGTAGTTTCTTGACTGTTATTTTGAACTCCGTTTTGTGTGGCTTGAGTTCCTTCGCCATTTCCTTCATCAGCAAACAATTGCAAAAATAAAGGCATGAATTTTTGATTATTCTTCATAATCTCCTCCTTTTTAAAGTCTTGAATGACTATTCTCCAGCTTTTTATGTCATCAGGGTCTGGACATACGAAAAAAGAACATATTTCTATGCTCTATAAAATTGGTTGCAGGAGTTGGAATCGAACCAACGTTAACAGCAAGGTTGACTG